TAGCTTTGGCCAAGAAGCTCGCGTCTTTCAGTTCCTGCAACTTGACCCCAGATCCCTCTTCACAGCGCGGTTGCATGTGCCTTACGCCACTAATAGGGATCAGGGCTCAATGGTCAAGTACAGCGAGCGCCTCGCTCCATTACGAGATGTATCCATCTCCTCTGACTTGACCTAGCCAAGTAGTGTGGCAACTGCAATTAGTTAATACAGGATTGATCAAATCCTATCCGTTTACTTGACCCCAGATCCATCTTCAAGCGCGCGATTCGTCAGCATTTCTGCCTTCATCTCCATTGTCAAGATGGATCAGGGCTCAAGTTTGATCAAATGGGGAGCATGATATATTGCTATTAGCTTTATAGCTTCAATCTTCTTGCCCACTTGACCCCAGATCCGTTGCCAGAGATATCTGTTAGATCTAACCAGACATCTATTTTTAAAAGACAACGGATCAGGGTTCAAGTTTTATTCACAAGGTGGACACATTAATAAAAACCCAATATGGATTAATATTAATGCTACAATCCAAAAAGTGAAACTCACTCGTCAACCCCACAATCAATACAAGCAACTTTTGGCTTTGCCCACTCGTCATACTTTGTAAATTCTTCACAAAGAGGACAACGCAAGCCAAGCTGAATATCTTCTTTTATTCTTTCACTTGTAATGACTGCCATATTGCCTTTGTCATCTATATTAAAAACTATATCGTCCATAATTGTCATATTACCACATTATATAGGATAGTCAATAAGCAAACTGTCCAAATTGGTTTCATATTATTTTTTATTTTCTCCATATTTAATCAAAAGTTGTTGATCTTCTTTTGAAAGTGAATTTAAAAAAGTAAATCTTTTTTCTTGTGAAAGTTTTGAAACTTTTAACCACTCATTATATTTAGCTTTTATAAAATCATTTTTTAATTTTTGTTTTACAAAATTAGGAATACCTGACCAAGAATAGTCTTGTGGAATATCTAAATCAAAAGTTTCTAAAGGCTGTCTAAAATCATATCTTTCATCTATATAAGTTTTGATCTCATATTTTGTTAAAGTAATGTATGGACCTGAAAGATCCACTATCCAACCATCTTTAGTAATTATTCTACCTTGAAAATGAATTTGCAAACCATATACAAATCCATTGGATTCAAAAGTTTTTAGATATTTAGGTTTATTTAAAATATCTTTTTCTATTAATATTCTTTTAATTTTATTCATAGTGCCATTATACCATATTATATAGGATAGTCAATACTCAATGTGTCCAAAATGGGCGACCCAAAATGGACACATAGGTTATTGACATACTACATAGGATAATATATAATGGGCTTAGAAAGGAAATAAAATGGACACACAAAAAGAAATACAAAGCATACAAAGAGACAACGACATAATAAAGTTAATGGGCATGCTTCAAAATAATGTTCAAGGTTTGAAAGACATTATTGACTGCCTAACAACTAGAATAGAGAGACTAGAGAAAGGTAAAAATGAAAACAAATAATTTTTATATAACTTACTTTGCAAAAAAGCACAGTAAGTTCATAACTAGAAAAGCAAGTGAGCCAAACCCAGCAGGCACAGCAGGTAAAGAATTCACAGACAGAAACGGAGTGAATAGATATATTTACTGGGACTTGGACAAAGGAGACTGGAGACATGCGACAGGAAACTGGAGGATTAAAAGAATATGATTAGTGGATATTTAATAGCATTAGGATTATTTACAATCGGTGCATTTATAATTGCCCTTTGTATATTGCTTAATAATATATGATTAATCTTTTAATAAGTTTAGGTTTAGAATTTTGGATTGGGCTATTCGGCTCAATCCTAATTCTTTATTTTTACACTTGACAAAAGAATAACGATAGGATAATCTAGGATTATGAAAACAAAAACAAAAATACAAACTCCGCACTTTACAGACAACGGAGATTATACGAGACGAAATAGATTCACAGGTGAATCTATTGAACTAACAAAAGAGGAAGCGCAGAAGCACGATGAAATCTTTTACTTCGAAGCTATCGCTACTCTTGAAGATAAAGACCTTGGCACAGGTGGTAGTAAGTATTGGAACGAGATGAACGAGAGATTACATTGGTTTAGAAAACACAATGCGAAAGCTTATATGGTATTGTTAGATTAAATCATCTGCCATATAATATAGGATAAGTCAATAGACTTCGTGTCCAAAATGGGTCGCCCCCTTCGGGGGGCTGTCCATTATGGGTCGCGCCCTTCGGGCGCTCCCCGTCTAGTTGTATGCAGTACATGCATCAACCACAGGTTGTATCGCCACATTTCTGCCACAATTCAAACACTCAACCACAGGTTGTATCGCGCTTCGCGCGCCATCATTCCCTCGGCCCTTCGGGCCTCGGGGTTTCCCCCATTCAATAGAGGTACCACGTTGGATCTGGAATTTGAACTTACCCTCTACAATCTAAGGTTGAATTAAAAGGGGTCCCAATAGTTTACCCTTTATACCTTGATTTTCATGGTTTTAGCCGTTAAATTCATTATGGGTCCCATTTATGCACGTAGACTTAGAAAAAATTAAAAAATTACCACCCGATATTCGTAAAGACTTCATGAAAATGTATTTGAAGTTTAGTGAAAAAAAGAAAATATCTAAAATACAGTCCGATTTTTTGAGTTTTACTAAACATATGTGGCCTGAATTTATAGAAGGGTCCCATCATAAAATTATTGCAGAAAAATTTAATAGATTAGCTACTGGAAAACTAAAAAGACTTATAGTGAATATGCCCCCTAGGCATACGAAGTCCGAGTTCGCCAGTTCCCTGCTCCCTGCCTGGATGATCGGGAGAAAACCTAAACTTAAAATAATCCAGACAACCCACACAGGAGAACTAGCTATTAGGTTCGGTAGAAAAGCTAAGACCCTCATGGACTCTCCAGAGTATAAACAGATTTTTGAAACAAGACTCAGGGAAGATTCTCAAGCAGCCGGCAGATGGGAAACAGCACAAGGCGGCGAGTACTTCGCAGCAGGTGTTGGAGGAGCCATTACGGGTCGTGGCGCGGATCTACTCATCATTGACGATCCACACTCTGAACAAGATGCTTTAAACTTAACGGCTTTAGAGCGAGCTTACGAATGGTATACATCAGGACCAAGACAACGTTTACAACCAGGCGGTCAGATCGTTTGTGTAATGACAAGATGGAACGTTAAGGATTTAACAGGGATGTTAATGGAGCATCAAAAGGAAGCTAAAGCAGATCAATGGGAGTTAGTAGAATTTCCAGCGATTATGCCTTCAGGAAAACCTGTTTGGCCTGAGTATTGGAATATTAAAGAATTAGAAACGGTAAAAGCATCTTTATCCGTTGGTAAATGGAATGCACAGTGGATGCAAAATCCAACATCTGAAGAAGGAGCGATTATTAAACGAGAATGGTGGAAGAAGTGGGATCATAACTTTATGCCTAAACTTGAACACGTCATTCAGTCTTATGATACGGCTTTTATGAAAACAGAAACATCAGATTATTCGGCTATTACCACATGGGGCGTTTTTAGGGAAAGTGAAGACAAACCCCCTAATTTAATTTTAGTAGATGCGCTTAAAGGACGTTATGAGTTTCCAGAACTTAGACGGAAAGCCTTAGAACAATATAAATACTGGCAACCCGAGACTGTTTTAATAGAAGCAAAAGCTTCAGGATTGCCTTTAACCTATGAATTAAGAAATATGGGAATACCCGTAATTAACTTTACACCAAGTAAAGGAAATGATAAGCATACAAGAGTAAACTCGGTGGCACCACTGTTTGAAAGTGGCACCATATGGGCGCCCACTCATAAGAGTTTTGCGCAAGAAGTTATGGAGGAATGCGCTGCATTCCCGTACGGAGATCATGATGACCTTGTGGATTCAATGACACAAGCCGTCATGCGTTTCAGGCAAGGTGGATTAATTCCTCACCCTGAGGACTATAAGGACGAAAAAATAATTAAAACGAAAAGAGTATATTACTAATGGCTATAAAAGCAGGATTTACACTAGCAGAATGGATTGCAAGACTTACTAAAGGTTATAAAAAAGCTACAGGTAGACAACCCGATGGCTTGGCCAAACTCAAAATTAAAATGGAAGCTGCGGACAAAGTTAGACAGCAAAATAAAATCCTTAAACCTGATTTTAGTAAAGGGGATACTAAAAGATGGACGAAAGCTAAAGGTATAGAAGAAATATTAGGTCCTAAAATGGACGAAGCTGCTGTAGACTTTGTAAGAAGCACCGATGGTGAAAAAGCTGCACAAATATTTAAAAAGAAACTAATAGCTCAAAATAAAGAAGCTGCTTATAATATGGCTCTTAAAAAATATGGATCTGTTGATAGAAGATTCTTGTCTCAAAAACAAATTGAAAATATTTATAGAGACCTAGCAAAAGATTCTAGAGGTAGAAATATTATATTGAGAGATATTGGTGAGATTGAACGAAACGAAATGTTTACTACTATGGGCAATCAAATGAAACAAGATTTAATTTCAAAACTAAGAAAGCTAAGTCTTGGACCTACAAAACCAAGACAACCTAATCCTTTTAAAAATAAACCAACAGGTAAAAAAGATCCTAATTTTGATCCAGATCCAACAGGAATGGCATCAGGCGGAAGAGTTGGTTTTAAATTTGGTGGATCCTTTAAAGATTATGTTAACCGAGAAGATAAATACAAAGATTTAAATTTTGAAGAATGGTTAAGAGAAGATAAAGCATCAGGCGGCCTGGCTGGAATATTAAAACTGTAATGGATATTTTAACGTATATAGATCGTATCGGAGATCTTTATGGAAATGCTTCACCAAAACGTAAAGTCCCGAACCCTGAGACCAGAATCCAGGAACTAGCGACTGGCGGAGTGGCAACACCTAAACGTGGCTTGGTTGATGAATCAGGAAGTTATGGTGGTAAAATTCCTTTTACTAAAAAACAACAAGAGATAGCAGAAACCTTTGCAAAAAAGCAAGGTATTTCTGTAAATGAACTAACAGCTGCTCAAAGAAAAAATATAAGAGATGGCATGTATACTTTGGAGTCTTTGAAAGAGACAAAGCAAGAAAAAAATTTAAAAGCTGGTAGAGTTAGAAAACTAAACAATTTAAAAGAATTTAAACCAATAAACCCTAACACAAAAAAAGTTTATACAGAAGACGAATGGCTTTCTCTTAAAAGACATCAAAGAACAAAAGCCTTAAATCTAACTAAGGATGCTGAAGGATATAAACAGAGATTAAAAATAAATAAAAGAAAAACATATTTAAATAATAGAGAGAAAATAATTAATAAAGTAATGGATTACTATTACGAAGGAGGGGGAAAAGAAAAAGCTAGAGCAAGAGAGGGCAAGGTTTATAAAGAAGGTCCTTTAAAAGGCAAGGGCGGCATATTACAAGCCGATAATAATAGACTATTGAAATACATGAGTGTGGCAGCAGAGTATGAAAATCCTAAATTTGAAATATATGAAGAAGACGGAAAGTTTGCTGGTGTTAGAGACACTGATAAAAATATTATCTACAGAGATCACAGATACAAAGGCAATAAAGGTGTGCCAATAACTGCTCACCCTGATTATAAAAACACAATGGTTTTTGCTAAAACAGCAGAAAAATTTAAATATGATAGACCTGATAAATTACTAGGAAGTTATTTTGCTAAGTATGAAAGAGTCCCAACTTATGCTGAAATGTATAATTTTTTTCAAAGAGATCCTAGAATGTCAGCAAAAACAAAAGTTCAAAATCCATTAGAACTTCATCACATGGCAACCATGGAAAAATATCCAACTAAAAGTTATCAACTGGCTTTATTTGATAAAAACACGTCAGCTAATAGAATTATAAACGATTACAACACACCAGGAAGTGATGCTTATAAAAATAAAGCGTTAGCTGATAAAAGATTGAAAAAACTTAATATTAAATTAAAAATTGGCGGTGAGTTTTTAGGTGGCGGTGCTAAAACAGCAGGGGGTGCTTTAAGTGCAGCTAAAACAAAAACAACAGCCATGTTTAAGACAGAACTTGCAAAAAATCCTAAACTTGTAGAAGAGATGACTAGTTATTTAAAAATAATTGGTTGCCCAAATAATAAAGCTATGGGAGGTCGTATTGGTTTTCAAAGTGGTACAACTTGTTTAACAAAAGGAGTTGATGCAATTAACTCTGGCAAAATTGCAAAAGGTGCACAATCTAGAAACGCAGCTAAGTTTTTAAACAGAGCATACAAACTTGGTAGAGGTGTAATGAAGTTTGGTGTTATACCAGAAGCTTTGTTTTTAGCTGGTGAATCTTTGGTTCGTATGGGTATGGGAGATACTTTAGATGAAGCTCTTTTAAGGTCTATTGACTGGATAACACCTGGAGATCAAACAAGAAAGGCTGATCTAAAAATGTTGACAAGAACAATAGGACTTGAAAATGCTCAAACAGTTTTACGTGCTAATGATTACAAAGAATCATTAAAAAGATTTAATGATGCTAAAGTAAATGCAGAGGTTGATTTAGCACAAAACATGGAAGAATTTTCTGGTATGTCTGATCAAGAAGTACGAAAATTAGGAGAAGAAAAAATTGCAAAAGCAGAAGCAGATATGAAAGCAAAATTTCAACCAGAAGCTGTTATGGATTATGCAGCTATGCAAGAATCAGAAGCCGAAGATATACGAAAATCAAACTCTAAATTTAGAAAATTTATTGAAAAAGCTCGACAAAATCAAATTGATGATATTGAAACAATACAAGCTCCAGAAAAAGTAAGAAAAGCAGCTGATCCAATGTTCACTATGGATGACTTAGCTAACATAATTTCTGATAAGTTTTTAAAATCAGAACAAGATAGAATGGGAGCTCCAGAATTAAAAAAAAGAAATTTATTTGATTATTACAGAGCAATAGACGAAAATTTTAATAAAGATGTTTGGAAAGCAATAATGGAAGGTGGACGTTCAAGCGATGCAAATAGGGAGAGATTGTTTGGTACACAAGGAACTTTTGGAGGTCAACCATTAGCAAACGGCGGCATAGCCAGTTTAACAAGAACCACGCCACCTGAAAGAGGACCCCAGCATATGGGCTTGGATTATTTAAGAAAACATGGTAGAGGATACTAGGAGAAATAATGGCAGAGATAGATAAAGCGTTACCTAACGTAAAACAGACAATTAAATTACCTAGTCCGCAAGAAGTTCAAGAACAACAGCAAGAACAAGTTGCTCAAGAAATGACTCAACCTGCGGATATTCAACAAAATGACGATGGTAGTGTCGATATTAGTTTTGATCCTAATGCGGTTAATCCAGGTGAAACAAGAGATCACTTTGCAAACTTAGCAGAACTTTTACCTGATTCTGTTTTAGATCCTTTAGGACATAAAATATACACAGATTACACAGATTATAAAAATTCAAGAAAAGATTGGGAAAGAGCTTATGTATCAGGTTTAGATTTATTAGGATTTAAATATGATGACAGATCAGAACCTTTCAAAGGTGCATCAGGTGCAACTCACCCTGTACTAGCAGAAGCTGTTACTCAGTTTCAATCCTTAGCTTACAAAGAATTATTACCATCCGGTGGACCTGTACGAACTCAAATTATTGGTAAAATTGATCCAATGAAAGAACAACAAGCTCAACGTGTAAAAGATTTTATGAACTATCAAATTATGGATCGTATGAAAGAATACGAAGCTGAATTTGATCAAATGTTATTTTATCTACCCTTAGCAGGTTCTGCATTTAAAAAAGTTTATTATGATTCTTTAATGCAAAGAGCGGTTTCTAAATTTGTTCCAGCAGATGACTTAGTGGTTCCTTATACAGCAACTTCATTAGAAGATTGTGAATCAACTATTCATATTATTCGAATGAGTGAAAACGAATTAAGAAAACAACAAGTGGGTGGTTTCTATAGAGACATAGAAGTTAATCCAACTTTCTTACACGAAACAGAAGCTGAAGAAAAAGAAAGAAAACTTGAAGGCATGACTAAAGGTAGAGAAGATCGTATTTATAATATCTTAGAAGCTCATGTTAATATTGACTTAGAAGGTTTTGAAGATGCTGGTCAAAACGGAGAACCAACAGGAATTAAACTTCCTTATGTTGTGACAATCGAAGAAGGAACAAGAAAAGTTCTATCGATTAGAAGAAATTACGAGATTAACGACCCTACAAAGAAAAAAGTTGATTACTTTGTTCATTTCAAATTTTTACCAGGACTTGGATTTTATGGTTTTGGTTTAATTCATATGATTGGTGGACTATCAAGAACAGCTACAGCAGCTTTAAGACAACTTCTTGATGCAGGAACATTATCAAACTTACCAGCTGGTTTTAAAATGCGTGGTATAAAGATGAGGGATGAAGCACAATCAATCCAACCTGGAGAATTTAGAGACGTAGACGCACCAGGTGGAAACTTAAAAGATGCATTCATGATGCTTCCTTTCAAGGAACCTTCACAAACATTATTAGCACTTATGGGCGTCGTGGTACAAGCAGGACAAAGATTCGCATCCATTGCGGACCTGCAAGTAGGTGAGGGTAATCAACAAGCAGCAGTGGGCACGACCGTTGCGCTTCTAGAAAGAGGAAGTAGAACGATGTCGGCTATACACAAAAGATTATACGCCGCTATGAAGAAAGAATTCAATTTAATGGCAAGAGTTTTCAAGTTATATCTACCACCCGTATATCCATACGATGTTGTTGGGGGTCAAAGGCAAATTATGCAAACTGATTTCGACAACCGCGTAGATATTCTGCCAGTTGCAGATCCAAATATCTTTTCTCAGACACAGCGTATCTCTCTCGCACAGACGGAACTGCAGTTGGCAGCCTCAAATCCAAGAATGCACAATCAATATGAAGTGTATAGAAACATGTACGAGGCATTAGGTGTAAAAGACATTGATCTTATTTTAAAACCTAAACCACAAATGGTTCCAAAAGATCCAGCATTAGAACATATTGATGCTTTAGGAGGTATGCCGTTTAGAGCTTACCCAGGTCAAGACCACAGAGCACATATTACAGCTCACTTAAACTTTATGGCAACTAATATGGCAAGAAATGCACCTATGGTTAGCGCTGCTTTAGAGAAAAACTGCTTAGAACACATAAGTTTAATGGCTCAAGAGCAAATTGAACTGGAATTTAGAGAAGAATTACAACAATTGAAACAAGCACAAATGCAAATGCAACAAAATCCACAAGCAATGCAACAAAATCCACAAATTCAACAGCAAATGCAGTTGACGCAGCAGAAAATTGAAGCTAGAAAAGCAGTATTGATTGCTGAAATGATGGAAGATTTCATGAAAGAGGAGAAAAAAGTTACTTCTCAATTTGATCATGATCCAATCGCTAAATTAAGAGCAAGAGAGCTTGATATTAGAGCAAAAGATAACGAAGCTAAGAGAAATGAAGCTGAACAGAGATTAAATTTAGAAAATATGAAGGCAATGATGAACCAAGATATTCAAGAAACGAAAATTGATCAAAATGAAGAGTTAGCAGAACTTAGAGCTGACACTTCTATTGAGAAACAAGAAATGGCTAATGAGTCTAGAGAAAAATTAGCTAGAATGAAACCTAGAGGAGGAAAATAATGACAAAAGGAAAAGGCTATGCACCGTATGGAAAATCAAAAGTGATTCCTTCACATGATGCAAATAGAAATAATAAAGCTGTTCCAAAAAGCGGAGATAAAAAAGACACTAACTCTGTTACTGGAACAAGAGCGGCTAGACCCCAGAAGCCTGTAACTTGGTACTAATATGGCTTGGTTCGGATTAGCAAAAATGGCTCTTCAAGCAGGAGCTAAAATATATTCAAACAGACAACGAGCAAAAGTTGCTATGTCTGATGCACAGCTTTTACATGCTGAGCGACAAGCTCGCGGTGAGGAAGCTTA